ATGAAGCGTTCAATACATCTGGTGGAATTGGAACATTATTTGATTCTGTAAAACCAACACGAAGTCTAACATATAAGTCTATCCGTTACAAAGGCCATCGTGATAGAATAGCGTTCCTTATTGATGATTTACAGATGACACAACAAGAAGTCGTTGAACTATTTCGACGTGATGTTCCGTATTGTGATGACGATGTTGTCATTCTATTCGTTGAGGTTACAGGACATATTAAAGGACGGCTGACAACAAAGACATACCTGAAAAAATTCTATAGTGACTTAAAATACACAGCAATTCAAAAGACAACAGCAGCTGGTGCCGTCTCTGTAATTCACTGCTATTTTCGGGGTGTTTTAACAGGACACGGTTATGTTCCTAACGAAGCACTATCGTTTGATAAATTCGTATCAAACAAGTATGGTGCTCTGTATGAAGTAGACTAATGGTAACCAAATCAGTCCGATGATAAATACTTGATCACACAAACTTTAAAGACAACAGTAAATGGCCGGAAAATTAACTAGTTTTTTCAAAATCGTTTCGCCACGTCCTGATACCGTTCTCCAACAGGACAGTCAAGGCGTTGACGGTTCATATGCATCATATGGCAATTACACGTGGTATCAACGTCTCGTTCAAGGTAGTGCAACGCGTCTAACAAGGTATCGTGAATATGATATCATGGATAATGACGTTGAGGTTACAAGAGCACTTGATATCATTGCTGAAGAAATGACAGGGATCAATACAAAGACAAATCTGTATTTTGACATTCATCTCCAGAACACCGAAGGAACCTCACTTGATGATACAACAGTTGCTACACTAAGAGTTGCACTTCGTCATTGGTCAAAGATGCACGACTTTGATCGAAGACTATTCAAGATCGCAAGAAACACCGTAATGTATGGAGACTGTTTCTTCCGTAAATATGGATCAGATAAGAAGTGGGAATGGGTTCCACCACAAAATGTTCTTGCTGCGATCGTTGATGCACAGGATGTAACAAAAATTGTTGGTTATCAAATCCGTACCGATACAAAAATTCCAAGAGGTGCTGGTGGCGTAGGCGTAGGTGCGGTTCCACTTGGACAAAATTATAACACTGAGTATATTGCTGAAACTGATGTTATTAGATTTACTCTAAATGACGATATGTCACATTCTGCGCCCTTTGGAGATTCAGTTCTCCGTAGTGTCTATCGTTCACATAAACAAAAAGAACTACTAGAAGATGCTGTTGTCATCTACCGTATCCAAAGAGCACCAGAACGACGTGTGTTCTATATTGATGTTGGTCGTATGCCACCAGCGCGCGTTAAACAATATCTAGAAGGGATTAAGAACGAGATTAGACAAAAGCGTGTTCCAACATCCATTGGCGGGAAAGATCAGGTTGATTCTGTCTACAATCCGCAATCAATGACCGAAGATTTCTTCTTTGCATCAAGACCAGATGGTCGAGGTGCAAAAGTTGAGACACTTCCTGGTGGTCAGAGTCTTGGTGAACTATCTGACCTTGACTATTTCCAAGCAAAGGTTATGATGGGCCTGCGTGTTCCAGTTAGTTGGTTACAAGCAATGCGTGGTGCTAAAGATGTTGTATTCAATGATGGTAAGGTCGGTCTTGCATATATTGAAGAACTTCGCTTTGCTCTATACATCGAAAGACTTCAACGTCACATTGAAATGGTATTCGATGAAGAGTTCAAAAGATTCCTAAGAAATGTCGAGATCAATATTGATCCAGACATATATTCACTAAAGTTAATTCCCCCATCGAATTTCGGTAAGTATCGTCAAGCAGAACTCGATGCAGCTCTACTTACTCAAATCGGAAATGCTGATTCAATTCCTTATTTGTCGAAACAGTTCATTCTCACTAGATTCTTACAACTTTCTGGTGATGAGAAAGCAACCAACGAAATGTTCCTTCGTCAAGAGAAGGGTCTCCAACAAACATTCACAGATGGTGACTATATCAAACTATACGGTGGTGGAGAACAGGGACTTGGCCTTGAAGGTGGTGGCGGAGGTGGCGGAGGTGGAAGCATCTTTGGTGGTGGTGGTCCTCCTCCGGGCGGCGAAGGTGCTCCTGAAGGCGAGGGTCTTGGGGGTGCTCCTGAAGGTGGCGCCGAAGGTGAAACTCTACCTGAACTTCCTGTATAAACCTTATAATCAATATTTCTTGTATTATCACCAGTTTACAAGAAATATTGATCCTTTCGTAAACTAGCCTATAAATAGTATCAAACTGTCTTTAGTGAGAATTTCTCACTCGACATCCTATAACTGGAGAAAATCGATGGACGCAAAAGAACAACTAAAACTCCTTGTTGATGCAACACTGAATGATAATAATGATGCATTCAATACGATTGCACATAGTGTTATCGTCAACAGGGTTCGTGATTTACTTGGGGAAAAGAAAGATTCAGATGCCGCTGCTGAAAAGATGGAAGACAAGGCTGTCAAACTTCTTCAAAAAGCACAAAAGATGGAAAAAGCCAACGTAAAGAAGGACTAAGTAATGAAACTACTAATCGAAGAACTTACCCCAACAGAATGTAACATTATTACCGAAGCGTCACGTGATGGTAAGAGTTGCTACCTTTCTGGAATTCTCATGCAAGGTGCAATTGAGAACCGCAACAAGCGTAAGTATCCTGTGACAGAAATTGCACGTGCTGTTACAGAGGCGTACGCAAGGATCAAAGAGTGCAATGGAATCTTCGGTGAACTTGACCATCCACAAACACTTAACATTAACCTAGACCGTATCTCACACGCTATCAAAGAAATCCGCATGGAGGGAAGCAACGCAGTTGGTCGTCTTCAAATTCTTGATACGCCATCAGGAAGAATTGCTCGTACGTTGATTGAGAGTGGTGTTCGTCTTGGTGTTAGCTCACGTGGAGCTGGAAACGTTAAGGACGATGGTGAAGTTGAAGGATTCTCGTTTGTTACAATTGATATTGTTGCTACACCGTCAGCACCAGGTGCTATGCCACAAAGTGTGTTTGAATCACTTCAGAACGCAAAAAATGGGAATAGAATCATGACACTTGCTGAGGAGATTCGTGACGATCCAAAAGCACAGAAGCACCTTGTAACCGAAATTAAGATGTTCCTTAAGAACGATCTTAGAAAAAAGTAAAACGTACCAACATTTGGTAACGTATTGATTTTAAACAGATTTTAACAAACAAAACCGAAAAACCTTGTGAAATTACAAGAGGTTATAAATAATTACTGAATCTATTAAGGAGATCGAAATGGATGAGATTTTGAAGAAACTGCTTGAGGCTGATATCCTCTCAGAAGATTCCAAAAAAGAACTTGAAGAAGCATTTAATGCACACCTTCAAGAAGCAGTTGCAGTTGCACGCAAAGAAACAGAAGACACCGTTCGAGTCGAACTGACTGAACAATGGGTCAAAGAAAAAGACGTCCTCGTTGAAGCAATCGATGAGAAACTAAATGAAATCCTTAGTGCAGAAATTGCTGAACTAAAGGAAGACATTTCTGCATACAAAGATCTACAAACAGAATATGCAAAGAAACTGACAGAAGCAAAGTCGCAGATGGCAGAAGAAGTTCAAAACGATCTAGTCCAGCTTGTTGAAAAGCTTGATTCGTTCCTTGAAGTTCGAATTGCAGCAGAATTTGCAGAACTTAAAGATGATGTTATGGAAGCACGTGAACTTAACCTCGGCCGTAGAATGGTCGAAGCATTCAAGGAAGAATATCGTCAATACTTCGTTGATGCTGATGATGTTGAGGGACAGCTTCGTGAAACACAAGAACAAAATGTAGAACTTTCCAAGAGACTTGAGCAAGAGGCAACAGCTCGTGCTGGCCTAGAGCGTCAAATCAAGATGGGTGAAGTTCTCAAACCACTCGGTGGTCAACCACGAGAGGTTATGGAGCAAATTCTACAAACCGTTCCAACAAAACGGCTTGAAGAAGCATACAAGGCCTTTATCGGTCGTGTATTGAAGCAAACACAGGTTAATGAAGGCAAGGAACACACTTCAGAGAAGGAAACTAAAGTACTAGCTGAGGGGTCCAAAAAAGTAGCAACCAAATTAACTGAAGGTTCTGGCATTGTCAAAACAGGTAATTACGAAACACTAACAGAGAGTGATGTTGAGGAAAAAGAACCACAAGCACATATCGTCAGTGATTATGTACGCCTCGCAGGCATGCAAATTTAACAAACGTTCGATTACAGCTTAAAGGAGCTAGTTAAAATGAATGAACTTGTAGAAAAATGGGGTGAAATTAAGGGAGCCCTCCTTGAAGGTCTTACCCCCGAAAAGAAAAAGATCGTAGACGTCCTTCTGGAAAACCAGAAGAATCACGTCCTTGGTGAATCCGCAGTTTCTGGATCCACCGATACTACAGCAATTGCAGGTTTCAGAAAAATTCTGATTCCGATGATTCGCCGTATTATCCCAGGCTCAATTGCAACAGAACTCGTTGGTGTTCAGCCAATGACAGGTCCAGTTGGACTTGTTTATTCCCTTCGTTACAAATATAACCAAGACGTTCCAGGTGGTTCTATTGCAGCATGGGATACACCATCAGGCGCAATCGTAACAGCAACCGACAGCGAAGCATTCGGTAACGTCAATGCACTACGTAGATTCTATTCCGGTTCAGCTGGTACAGGAACAGTAGCTGATGATCAAACTGCAGGTTCTGGTGGTTTTGCTCCAGATGGTAACGACGGTTCATCGTTCGATCCAGATATTGACAATACACTAGCAGCAGGTTACGCATGGCGTGCTAACGCAGGTTTCACATCAACATTCCAAGCAACATCTGGTGCATCCGCTCTTAACGGCGTTGCAGTTGGTGGTACAACCTTTGGTGGTGGCGGTGGTATGATTGAAGGTTCTGGTGGTCGTCAAATGTCACTAGAAATCGTCAGCCAAGCTGTCGAAGCAGGTACACGTAAACTACAAGCAAGTTGGACAATCGAAGCTATGCAGGATATACAATCCCAGCATGGTCTAGATCTCGAGAACGAAATGACCACAGCACTAAGTGCTCACATCGTTCAAGAAATTGACAACGAAATTCTTGCTGACCTTATTACAATCGCAGGCACTGTTGGTACATGGGATGGTTCTCTTCCAGGTGCACCAGGTTACTACACACCTACTTTCGTCGGTGATCGTTTTGCTAACCTCAGCGCTCAAATCATGTGGATTGTCAATGAAATCGCAAGGAAGACACGTCGTGGTGCAGGTAACTTCATCGTTTGCTCACCAATGATGGTCAGCGTCCTACAAGTCGCAACCAAGTCCGTCTTTGCTCCAGCAATTCAAGGTTCTTTCAAGGGTCCAAACAACAGCATGCTAGTTGGTACTCTGAACGGTACAATCAAGGTCTACAGCTATCTGTGGAACCAGGTTAACCCAACAGAATCCACCTTCGCAGGTCTGAATACTGGTGATGACACAGTCCTCATCGGTTACAAGGGTGGCAATGGTGAATTGGATACTGGGTACTTTTATTGTCCCTATATCCCACTGATGAGCTCTGGTGTTGTTATCAACCCATCAACCTTCCAGCCTGTCGTTTCTTTGATGACAAGGTATGGTAAGACAGCATTTTTGTCCAAGGTAACATCACTTGGTAATTCCGCTGATTACTACGGAAAGGTTAATGTTACCAACGTAACATTTGCTTAATAAGTAACACAACTAAACAAAAAAGCCCACTTCGGTGGGCTTTTTTGTTGAAAGTTCTTTAATCACACCATTGTCTATCAACGTAAACTTTCTTCAGTCTATCACTATAATAAAAACAACCACCTTTTGATCCGAGAGAATATTCACGATCTTCTGGTGCAACTTGTCTCGTCTTACAATTCAAACCACGTCGTTCAATTCTATCTTTACGCTTCGCATCTTCAACAGTTTGCCATTGCATATTAGAAGGTGAATCAGCACCTCCACAATCTAGTGGAACGATGTGATCGATAATATATCCACTGCAAGAACCAACGCTTTGATTCGTTGCCGGACACGGTTGGAGACGTTTAAATTGGTCTCTTGCAGTCGAAGAACGTGCGTCAACTGATGTTGAGATTACTACTAATATAACAGATAATAAGTTGATAATTTTCATAAGCCACTCTCTTAAACATATATTTTACACGATTACCCTCGAAGGATCAACAGTTATTATATTTTCCGTCTCCTCCCATAAGTAAAATAAAAAGGAGACAATATGACAACAATTAATGATTTCGGAGTTCCAATTGCTGGTACTGGCGAAGGTGTTTTGTGGCCCCTTCGACGTCCCAACATACATGCTATAATAGCTGCACCACAGTTAACACAAGATGAATTCTTGTTTCTTCATGGAGAAGTGACAAAGTTTGAGGTTATTGAAAGAGGTGTTATTATAACTTTTTGTAGGTCATTTAGGTTACCATCTGAACTTAATGGTGAAGATGAGATCGAAAAATTCCAACGGATCTTTGGTAAACTTTCTGGTAGTAATCAATGTTCAATTGCATGTGTCAATCAAAAGACGAGTGAGTGGGTCGTTCTATATCAGACATACATAGAATCAGTCGTACTTGACGATCGCAGATGTTCGTTTGCGGTCAAGTTTGCTGTAACAAATGATTACTGGATGCACAAGACAGAACGCATCTAAATTCTCTAAAATAACCCTCTTCCCAACAATAAATATATCAACAAACATTGTTGGAAAGATGAACAAACTCACATTCAAACAGTATCTCGACACGAAGCAACAGCTAGTCAATGCTATTGCCGAGAACCCCATTCAGCAGTCCACCTATACAGTGA